CATATAGGCCAAGACATGCGCTAGCTTGTCTTTAACTTCGTGTTTCATTGTGTTTATTACTTCTTGACGGCCCTTGTAGAAGTATAGTAGATGATAAGAGTATGCCTTATCAAAGGCCTCCAGAGAGACCGTGTCTATGTGTTTTCTTATATTGTCTATACATTTGTTCATTGTATTATTCATTTGCCTTTCACGTTATTATGTGTTATATTATGCGTTCTTTCTCTCGTATGGCCATTGTGTTTACTGTATTGGCCGTTAGAGTAATATCTATCGTCAAAGCGAGCGGAGCGGTCGGAAAACTCGGAGATTCTCTGTATATTATGAGAGTATACCATCGTTGTCTCCTTTGCTTGCCTCTGTTATTAACATGTCGTCTAAATCGTATTGTAATATGTTGGTTGCCTCTGCGTTTTCTCTACCTGTAAATGTATCTATACTCTCCTCTGGATATGCGACCCTTACTGCGTCTTTCATAGTCTTAATTGCCATTGTGTGCATATCTTTAGCCGTGTCTATTTTATGTCGTATGGACTTAACCAGATAGCGTCCAGACATGTATGGGTCATTATCTAGGGGATTGTCAGCACCTTGAGGTTCGTATGCTGGAATCTCTAGTGCAACTACATCACCAACGGACAATCCAGTAAAACCTCTTGCTGTTAATGATACCTGGCCAGCAGCGAAAGCCATTCTTTGTGCAAGTCTTTTGGCCATGTTCGTGCCTTTTGGTTCATCTTCTATATCGTTGTGTGTATTGGTCGTTGTTGATTGTAGATATAATGCTGTATCTGCGAAATCACTAAATTGTTTACCATGATAGTTTAATAACGGTGCAATTGACTTGTTATCTGTTTTACCACCATTACCATCATGTTCAGTATGAAATATATTCTCAAACTCTAGATTGTAATCGTAATTAAAATTAGTGTATGTCTTGTTGAACATATCATGGCTGATCGTCCTGCTAGCATAGACGCCATTTCTTAAATTCTTTATTGTGTCAAACTGGTTGTCTATTGTGAAACCATCAACTGTTTGCATTTCTTGTATGATATTGGTAATACCTGTACCACCTTTAACTGATCTAGGTTTCTTTTCAAATCTTGCGACCACTGGTCTAGCAGCGCCGTCTGTAATCGCCAACATATTTTCTAAACTTCTAAATCTAAAACCTGTACTGTCTTCATAAAAATACATACCACTATTGTTGTATCTTGCCGACTCGGCAGACTTGGATAATCCATCTATGAAATCAAATGGTCTCTCACCTACTGGCACGTATTTACGTATGCCTTTTGTTTCTTCTAATATTAATGTCTTGTTTGATTCTAAATCAGTTCTAAAAACGTCCAAGACCATATCGTCTATGGTGCCTGACATTGATCTATAAACTTTCTTTGTTTCGTTTGTTAATACCTCTTTAGAAGCAAAGTGTAATACGTACATCTGCGTTCTTGGTGTCATTTCTTGTCTGCCTGATATTTTGTATATGTACATCGGGTGACCTGTTTTAGCAGTGAAATCAAAACCTTTTACAATACCTGGTGTATTCAGTTTAAATTCTATACGTTCAAAGCCTGTAAGTGGTAAGTGATTAGTAAGATTCTGACCATCAAGCAATACAATATTACCTGATAGACCTTTTGAAAATATGTCTTCGTAGATGTTTACCTCAAGCACTAGTGATCGTACACTTACTTTCTTTGGTTCACTGCCACCATCGGAAGATTGGTAAGATATTAGTTGTACGTCTGATAAGGCAAATTGGCCTGCTCTTGTTAGTGTATCAGCATTTATTTGATTGTACATAATTATTCATTCATCAAGTTGTCAAATTCTTCTAATAGTACAGGCAAGAAACCTGGATTGATTAGTTTAATCTTTCTTTTTTCGTCTTGTATTCTTTCTTCATGTTGTCTATTAGAAACTGACACGGCACCTGGCTCTGTACTGTTTACTTCTATTAAGTGTGAGTAATCATTTGATGTAGTTTTACCACTTGATTGTGCCTTTTCATAATGGTGTGTTGCGTCTGGATTAGCATACTTGTCTTTTATAAAAGTTTCAAATGCTCTGAAATCTAATGGCCAATCATAGAAACCATCTTGACTTTTGTTTGTCATTAATACTACCCAATGATATTGAGGGTCACCAAAATGTTTCATTGATGTATCTTCAGGTCTCTCGCCATTTGGTACATCATACTCTTGGTATAAACTTGCTTCATCAAGTATTTTCTCTTTGATTTTTACACGTCTGAATAAATCAGTTGTTTGTTTAAACGTCAAATTGTCGTTAGTGTAATTGATCATCGGAAATGTTTCAAAATATGCCATATTAGAATCCCTCTGCTACTGTTTCTTTAGTCATAATTTCTGTTTCACCAAACTCTAAATCCATTTTAATAATAGTTGGTGGTGCGCCTTTTTCGTCTGCGATTAATGATGATACAACACCCTCTGGTGCGTAATCTATATTACATGCTTTAAGAACACAACGACTTATTCTTGGTAAGTATGCGTTCTCACTGTCTCTGTACATGTATGTAATCTGAAACTCTGATGGTGTGTTGAAATAACCTGCTTTTATAGCAGCGCCTTGGTGTTCAGGCAACATATGAAATCTAAACAGTTGTAAAATTTTGTGTACTTGATCTTTTTCTTGTTCATCTTTTGGTGCAAATATAAATGGAAAACTAAAAGACCTAAATGGCACTGATTGGAATATTGTTTCTAGATTAGGGTTCTTTGCTTGACCTAATGACTTATCAAATAGTTGTCTACTGTTTTCAAAACCTGGTATTATACTAGCAGCTGCGAAAGCACCTGACTTGGCTAACTCTCTACCAATACCACCAATACCCTCACCGGCAGCTTGAATTTTGTTTAAGAAACCTGGATCGTTCATTACACCACCAATCATGCCAGCCAAATCACCTGCAAGACCTGTTTGTGCGTCTTCATAGTTGGCACTATAATTAAATTTCATTGCTTCTGCTGGTGTATATAATATAATACTGTCTGAAATATAATTGTGCGTATCACCAAGTTTTGACATAGCACCTGAAGAAGTTGATCTTAATCTTTTTGCCTGTGTGATACCATTTCTTTTTATATTAGCAACTCTTGCTTTACCAGGTACTGCTCCTGAAGCATTTGTCAAAGCACCGTTCTTAAATGTTTGTTGTTTAAATTTAGATGACTTGTGAGATACTACATCAAATATAATATAGTGACCAGAACCTAAATTACCTGCCTCTTGTGGATAATATACTGTACCATAACTGTATGGATTGTTCATAGACTCCATGTGTGACAAAGGTCCTGTTGTACCTATCTCTAACGGAGATTTATTTAATAGTTTAGCAGCCACTTTGGTCGTTTGACCAGATGAGGCAAAACTTAATTTGTTGGCTATTGATGAGCCAATCATTGTTCCTACTTTGCCTTTGATAATGTTTGCTACTTTAGATGTCCATGCCATATTTAATTCCTTTATATATACTTGTATATTTATAACGGTTATGAAGAAATCTTTTAAGGGAATATATAAACCAATCAACCCCAGCAAGTACGTTGGTGATTCAAAGAACATTATATACCGTTCTCTTTTAGAGAGGCGTATGATGGTATATTTGGATAAAAGTGATAATATTCATCATTGGGCAAGTGAGGAGTTGGCAATTAGATACTATAGTCCTATTGACAACAAATGGCATAGATACTTTCCAGACTTCATAGTCAAGACCAAACAAGGTGCAAAGATAGTAATAGAAATCAAACCATCACGTCAATGCATACCACCTAAAAAACCAACTAGCAGAAAGACCAAGTCTTACATGCGTGAGTCATTAGAATATATACGAAATAGAGCTAAATGGCAAGCCGCTACCAAATACTGTAAAGATCAAGGTGCTGAATTTAAGATTATAACTGAAAAAGATTTAACGGCTTATTAATTACATATTATTCCATCTACTTCTAGATGTATTTGTAATCGTCTCGTCTGGTTCGTTGTTGACAAAGCCTGAAGTCACTGAACCACTAGTTTGTGATGAAACAGTTGTTGGTGCATTATTAATTATCACTTGACCGCCATTAGCAATTTGAGAGTTAGCGTCTTTTGATAACTTATCAAATTCTAATAATGCGTCATGCTGTGTTTTAGTATCATCATATAATTTCGCATTACTCATTTTAGATAAGTCTTGAGCGTTAGCACCTTTGATAATATTTTTATTATCTAAAGTTTTGTCTACAGTAGGGAAACTATTCTCATTCGCTAATGCTTCTACTTTAGGAGTATCTGCACCATAATGATCATCTAAATCAACCATAGATGTGCCTGTACTTCTAGATTTTCTAATTCTTTCTTTCTTTTCTTCTGGTTTTTCTTTTTTAGATAGACCTAATAGTTTGCCAAGTTTTGACTCTCTAAAATAATCTACTATGCCAGCGAAGAAGTCTTTGATCTTATTGATCTTAGCCGCTACAAATGTTATAGCACCAATGACCAATGCAAATTTAGCAACTAACACTAGTCTAGCCAATGTAAAGAAACCACCAATTGCTTTTAGACCTTTAGTAAGACCTTTAAATGCTTTAAGAAATAGTCCACCTGATAAGAAATTAAATAGTTCAGCAGTGCCTTTTCCCATATCTTTCATCATGTTAAAAGATTCACCAATTGCTCTAAATGGTTCTAGAAAACCTTCTTTCATCATTTCTAAAAACATTGGTAGACCTTTTTCAGTTCTACCTGTGTCAACTGTTGTGCCTACATCATTTGCTTGTTCGTCTCTTTCAGCTGTCAACTTATCTAACTTTAAAGCATTTGCTTCTATTCTTTTCTTTGTGTCACCTTTCTCTCTTGGAGAAAGATTATCTCTTTCTTGTAAATTTTTAGTGTCTAGTTTGATTTCTTTTTCTAAAAGTTTGATTGTTTTAGTTTTCTTTTCTATTAACTTTTCTTCTTGTCTAATTTGTGATCTGGTTAATATCTCAACTTCTTTTGTATCTTTATTAACACGTGCAACAATATTTTGTTCTCTTAACTTTTGTACTGTTTGCTCTGACTTACGAGCCTGATCTTCTCTACTTTGTAACATATCAGCCAAGTCATTATTGTATGATCTTAAATCAAGACCTAATGTCTCTACCATGTTCTCTAGTTTTCTGATCACTTTACCAAAACTATGGACAGGACCTTTTGCGAGATCATCTGTCAACTCATTAATCATTTTAGGTATACTAGGTACAATGGACTTCGTAGCACCTTGTATAGACATGCTCGCCTTTTCCATTATTGCCTTGCCTAACTTATCAATTGCTGATATAGTCTGGTCGTTTGCTGTTGTGTCTAAACTTGGTAATGCCATATAGTATATTTATATCTATTTCTTTGTTGAATTAACATATAACCCAAACCAGGCAGCGCCAGCACCTACTACAACAGATACAAGACCTGCTTGTGCATTATTTGGATTTTCTAATAACATAAACCATTGTGCCACTTGATAGAACATATAAATGTATACTGATATGAACACTCTAGGGAATATTCTTAACTTATCAAACCAATAAGGGAAAGCTTCTGCAAAACTTATATTGCCATCACCATCTATATCTAATTTATTTGCTTTATTTTGCTTCTCTTTGTCTTTTTTCATTTTCTTCCTTTATGTAATTTATTAACATACTAACATATATATCACGTTCCCATGGTATCATGTGTTCAATCTCTGTTATACCATATTTATGGTGTTGCATTAACGCAAAATTAACTTCAAAATACGCCTCTAGGCTACTATGGGTGAGGCCAATCCGAAAAAATCTTGTAGTCCGCTAAATGTAACTGTACTCTTAACACCTGTCTTTGGATTTGTGACTTCTTGCTCGTGTCTCAATCTAGGCATAGTGTCAAAAAACTTTCTAATCTTATCAAAGGCACCTTGTGGTAACTTCTCTAAAAAATCTTTTAATTCTTGTCTTGTACTGTCTGTTCCAGGATACACTTTCTCTCCTTCAAAGATTTCGTGTATACAACCAACCATCATATCAAATGCTGTGTCGTAGTCTGCTGTCGCTAAGTTTGTGTTGGACATCATGGACATAGTAGGATATTTGAGAACAACACCCAATTGCCTTTGTTCATCAATTACTACTTTGTTCGTATGTTCATCGTCAACTTGCACCTCAACTTTTGATAAGTCTATCTCAATATCAGTGTATGTCTTTTTGTCGTCTGGACAAATAACTTTAAATTTAGATATTTCACCAACTGACTTTGCTCTTATTTGTAAGAACATATACTCTATATCAAATGTTGGTAATTCTTCTATCTTTAGTTTATTAAATGTACATGCGTCTAAAATTGTTTTAGTCGCCATGTTTATCTCTTTTTCTTCACCTGACTCAAGAGCAATCAACATCAATTTTTCTTCTTTAACAAGGAAAGGTCTGTATTTTACTATCTCGTCTTGGGAAGGAAGTGTCAATTCATAAGTCGGTGTTTCTATTATTGGTAATGCCATAATATTATCTCCTTGTTATTATATATTCATTGGTGGTAGTTTGAACGGTGGAAACGCTCTACCACCGGTAATTTTACCTAGTGGTACTCTACGTCTCAATTTGTTCAACACGTCTCTACCTGCTCGTCTTAATTCTGGTGGTAGTTTACCTAATAAACCACCTAACTTACCTGAATCTTGTTTCACTGATGGTGTTCCAAATTTAGATTGGCCAAGTTCTATGTTGCCTTGTTTATCTAAAAAGAAATTAATCCAATACATAAATTTAAATGTAACTGAAAATGTTTGTACTGTATTTTCATCATGTGAGTATTCTACTTTACTAATTGATGTTGGTAAGCAATCAAATAGTTGTACGCCATAAGTTATCTCGTCTCTCTCTTGTGATGAGGCAAATGAACCTAATTGATATATTCTCATATCTGTTACGTAATTCTTATAGTAATTCATGTTAAAAGATTTAGTACTGAAAGCGGCACTTTGCCACATTTCAAAGTATGATCTCTCTCTCATAAATTTGTCTGCATAGAAAGTTGCTGTGATCTCTTGTGATTTAAAATCATATGCAACATGTCTAACTGGTGTATTACCATGTTTAACTTCTTTAGTAATAATTTCTCTATCAGGCATTTCAATAGCACTACAAAATGCTTGTACACGTTTACCATTTGCTATATGTACCTGATTTAAATCTGATTGTGTATAAAATGAATCATAAGTTTCATCTGTCATTGGTGAAGACACTGAGCCTGGAGTACCATCTGGTCCACCACCTAGTGATTTAGGTAACATAAACTCAACATAGAATCTTGCCTTACGAGCAAAACCCTCTGCCTCATTTACCATCGCCTGTACTCTACCCATTGTAGACTCAGGATTACCACCTTGTGTACGTTTTAATCTTGGATCACCTGTTACGTTGTCTAGTGATCTGTCTCGTGGTATACCAATTCTGATATCAAATCCACCAATTCTTTTCCCGCCTCGTAGTATTGCCATTAGTATGGTCTTCCCTTCTTAAATTGTGCAACTGGTAAATATACTGCTAAAGCGGCCTCATCGTAATCAACTCTTAAATAATTACTTCTAGTGTGTGCCCACAAATACTTTTTAATTGCATTTTTTGTTAATGGTAGTCTTTTAATTCTACTGTAACTTACATCAAATCTATTAGACTCATTCACTTTGTTACCTTGTACGGCAAATCTCTGTAGTTGTGTCAATAGAGTAAATCTTTGGCCTGGTGGCAGATAATGAAAATTAATACCTGCAAAACCACCCTTGATTGGCTCTAACGGCAACACTAAAGGAAAAGTGTCGTAGTATGGTAATGTCTGCTTATATTTAGGGTCATATACAAACATGTTTAATCTACCAACACTTGGTCTACCAATGAGTTTACCTTGTCTCATTAGTTTACCTGCTGTTATTTTGTCTGCTATAGAACCAACTGCTTTTCTGTACCATGACGCTGATTTAACAGCACCATTTGACTTGTCAACCAGTGTATCTAATATGCTTATTGCCATGGGTATATTTATAACGAAAAAAGGGCTAGATATTACTACCTAGCCCTTAAAGTATTGTCACTTTCTAAACGGAGGGAACGGTTTAGATTATTCGTCCTCTGCTAATTTACTAAAGTAAGATAACGTATCGTCATCATCACTAGCAGATGGAGTACTAGGTGCTTCCATACTTTTCACACTAGGTGCTGAAGCGCTTGGCGGGAGCTCATCACTTTCAACAGTTTTAGTGCTTCTTGTACCGGATATAACCCTATTCAGTTTCTCTTTGAGTTCATCATAGGACTTGAAATTATCTGGTGCCAAGAATGGTTTTAGAGGATATTGTTTTAACCAGATCGCTTTGATCTTGTCATCACTGTCAGCAACTGTTGTTACTGCCTCAAATTCAGACTTGTCATAGTTCCAATAGCCATCAACTTTTCTGATCTTTAGTTTAAAGTTTGCACCTTTCCAAAAATCAAATGGGTTAATTGGACTCTCGTCTTCAAAAGCCGGTTGCATTGCTTCGGTAATCTTATCAAAGATTTTCTTACCAAACTTGAACAACTTAACTTGGCCTTCGTTCTCTGGGTGTTTTGGGTCTGACACTACAAGAATATTTGCAAAATAAGAAAGTTTTCTTTTTCTTTTTCTAGCAATTTCTTTATCACTATCAACACCAGTGTTCCACAATCTTGTGTTTTCTTCGGACACAGGATCTTTTTGAGACATTGTTGTTAATGAGTTTTCAATATACCAACCACCTTTGTCTTGAAAGGCATGAGACCAAACTCTTTGCCAAGGTAAATCTTCTCCCTCTTTGGCAGGTAGAAATCTGATTACAGCGTAACCATTTCCTGTTTTGTCTAACTCTGGTTTCCAAAGTCTGTCGTCTTGGTATTTGTTTTTGTTTGATTGATCCTCAGGATTGAGGTTTGTTTCAAGTGCTTTAGTTAATTTGTCAAAGCCACTTGATGATGATTTTAATGCTTCAAAATCCATATTCGTATTCTCCTTATATTATCGTATTATTATATTTGTGTATCCTGTATTAATCGGATTCATAGTTATTTATAACTGTATTATGAGCTCTACCAGGTTTATTTAATCTATCTTCACCTTTTGGCCACCTCATCTTAATTTTAATTTGGCTACCATCTGTTTTTAAAATAGATATGTCATGTCCGTTATCAACGGAGTTATCATAATATCTTACATAGTCATTTACAACTATATTCTGATCTTTGCTCTTTTTAGTCATGCTTATAATATATCATATTTACAGCTCCATGTCAATGCTCCTTTAGCCTGCTAGTGTTTCCATAGTGGCATAGTCTATATAAAAGACGTTCTTTAGTCCTTCCCACTCTTTGATAGGTCTGTTTATTGCGTCATGTCCCATATCTGCCTCTGGATTTACCTTGTAAAAGGTCACGCCAGGGTTGTTAATAATCAAAGACTTCCACTGTTGTATCCAGTTGGCCGTTGGTACTTGTTGTTGTTCTTTTAGACCATAGTATTTGGTATCTTTGTACATATTATTAATCTTGTCATCATTACTAGCCAAGTCATGGCCAATCATAAACATTTCTAAACTTATTGTGTGTTCATTATTATCTGCGTCATTGTATAAGTCTGTTGCCTTTGGTTGTTTTTCTTTTAATATAGAAATTGCACCAGCAGTAGGACCAGCAGCGAAACCCCAATCTCTAGGCGTCATTATATCGTCAATAGATTGTTCTTTACTATTCATAGAACACCAACTAACATCTACAGCAGTATGATTTACATTTTTAGACTCTATGTCTTTGTTATCTTTTAATATCTTAACTGCACCTGATATATTAGAACCATGCATTACAAACTCTTGACAATCACCTCTCTCGTTTTCATTAATCATTTTCTTTTCTTTAACTATAGCCATTTCTTCGGCAGTTATTGAGGCACCTGCATTTATAACAGACTCATATAACATTGATGGCAATCTAGTCCAACCTCTTAAATATGTCTCATTGTCTTGACAATAACCACTGTTGTATATTTCATGGCATATGCCTTGATCAACAGCAACTAATACATCTGGTGTAAAATCTCTATACAATCCATTACAACCATATATTCTACCTTTGCCTTTTAATTTATTTAAATCGTAATCTTTTCGGCTTTCACCGTTACCTACTACAAATACATTAGACATAACTTTTTAAAATTCCTATCATTAATACCATTGCTAAACTTGTATTCAGTACCATTAGAGCTCTGTCATGCCATAGTATGCCTACCCATAACCAACCTAGTGTACCTGCAAAACTAAAATATAAATCAAACATATGAAACGCACCACCACTGGCTCTGAAACATACTGCTGATAATATTAATATACTAGAAAGCCATTTTAAGTACCATGAGAAGTCGTGTAAAGGTGTAACCTTACTCAATACTTTTTCTGGCTCTTTTATTTTTGGCTTTTCAGTTTTAGTTAAGTCTTTTATTTTTTTCTTTAGTTTATCTATTTGCATAGCGTCCTCAAACATTCCATTATTCGTCATCTTTTTCTGTTGTATTAATA